CGCAGAAAGGCCGGCCCCCGCCGCCACACCGATCTGTCCCGCAGCCGCCGCGTCCGTCAGCTCGTCGATGAGAGCGTTGAAGCGTTCCTTTACCACCGCCGTGATGAGATTGTCGAATACCTTCTTGTTCTGCGCCGCCGTGCCGGTCAGCTTGTCCGGCTGGCTCTGCACGCCGTTCGCGGCAATGGCGGCCTCTGTGATCTTCTGATCCTGTAAGCTCATTGTTTCACCTCTTTGCGTAGTTTCCTGTAACGTAGTGCTTCGTGATCTGAAAAATGCCGAAGCCCTCGTTCGGTTCCTGGTTGCGGACGATGATCTGCAATCGCTTGTAGTTCTTCACCTTGCGGTTGAGGAAGATCTCCTGCGGGCTCTCGTCCGTGTTGAATGTGATGCGCTCAAAGTCGATATCGGAAAAGTCCAGAATGTCCATCGGCTTCGCGGCGACCTTCTTTTCGTGGCCGCCGGTGCGGTCGGCGCGGATGTATACCTCGGCGCTCGAGCGCGCGTATGGCTTGATCGTCACGCAGCACCCGCGCTTCAAAAGCGTTTTGAGGATGGCCGGCGTGCCGTCGTCGTCGTACTTTGTTGCCCACACCGCCGGAATAGCAGCGCCGTCGTCGCTGTAGCGGCTCATATTCTCTATGTCCGTGTTGAACTTGCAGATCCTTCCGTCTGCGGTGCCGAAGTACAGAGACTCCTCCGCGCCTGCTCTCCGGTTGAGCCAACACGAGGCCGGGATGTTCTCGAAGTAGTAGCCCTCGTATACGTAGTCGCCGAGAGCTGCGCTCCGGTAGGACTTGTTCTGCCGCCCGTCCATGGCGTAGACGTGGCCGTTCGGGAGAGCGAGCATGTACATGCCGTTCCAAATTACTGCCTCGGCCTTTTCCCGCTCCGGCTCGTCGTTGAGGAGATTATTCACGTAGAAGCTGCGCCCCTGCGTGATCTTCTCGCTTGTGTAGCTGTTCGTGGCTACGGCCATAATCCCGGTGCGGGAGAGGAACAGCGGATCGTCCAGTAGGGAAGCGAAGCTCCCCGGTGCGATGGAGCCGACGCCCGCCACGGCCTGTTGCTGCGGCTGCGCGATCTCGCTGTCCTGCAATTCCGCCGTGCGGAGGTAGATCGTGCTGTCCTGCCCGTTATCCTCCTTCACAATGCCGAGAGACTTGCCGAGACGGCAGTACCCGAGGATCGCCGTGGCCTCGCTTCCGACTTCGTTGTACAAAAGGTCGGGGAAATACGTCGGATCGTTCATCCCGCTCGTCCAGTCCACATTCGGGAGATCCGCGTTCCCGCTCAGCACCGCGCGGTCGTTCGTGCCGATGCCGTAGGTCGTGATGATCGTGCACTTATCGATCCGGTCGGTGTAGCCCTCCACCGTGTGCGGGAACTGCACCACAAGTCCGTCTTCCGATCCGGCCAGCGGTTTCGCCGGCGCCTCGTTCATTTTGATGATGCCCTTCTCGCGGTCGAGCGTGAACGCCGTCGTCTCCTCGCCGAACACCCACGCCCGTACCGTGCCCGCGGCGTCAATGTCGCCGTCGAGCTGAAACTCCGTCGTCTCGCCGTCTGTCTGGAAGGCGTTCTTCCGGTACGGCGTGAGCATGTTCACGTTCTCGTAGCTCTGTCCGCCGCCCGTGGAGCCTCGTGTAATGACTGTGGTGGGGATGTAGGCGTCCTGTGAGGCTCTGTGCGCCGCTGTGCCGTCGTATACGTAGAATCCAGTCCCGGTCACGATCCAAAGCTTCCCGGCCAGATACGCGGCTCGTGAGCGCCTCTCCGGCAGTCCTGTGAGTATTTGCGTAGGCTCGGTGTCGTCGTCCCAGGCGTAGAGCACCGTGCCGATGTGGGCGAGCTTCTTCTCCGTGTCGTTGAACTTCCCGGCAAACAGGCCGTATACCGGCTTGTCCTTCTGCCACAGCGTCCGCCAGCCGAGCCGCTTCTGCGGCATTCCGCCGCCGTCCGCCACGATGTTCGTGCACAGCGGGCTGCGGGAGTAGTCCACGAGCGACGGGTCCGTGGAAAAGTCCGCGCCGCGGAACGTTTTATACACGCGCTGCTGGATGCTGACTCCGGTTTTCTTCGCCATGGCTTACCTCCACAGGCTCTGCGTGATGCGCCGGTTCTCGCCCGGCTGCGTCGTTTTGAGCAGGGACACCTTGTAGTTGTACATCTGGAGCATCGCGCCGTAGTCCATCACGAGATCCGGGAGAAGCTGCTGCGCCGCCACATAGTACGGCATGCACTCGCAGGCGTCCGGTGCGATCTCAAATTCGTAGTCATCGCTCTCGTCCAGGATGGAGCCCGGCATGGCGTAGTACTCAATGATGACCTCCGAGGCGCTGCCCTCCGGGATGATGATCTGCCCGCTCCGCCAGCGGAAGCGGTTCGTGGCCGGGCGGTCGTCCGCCCATACGCGGTAGAGCGCGTAGAAGTCGTCCGGCATGTCGTAGGCCGTCACGCCCGAGACCGGCTGGATGGTCTCTTCCTTCACAATCTTCTTGATCTGCGCGAGCGTCTTCTGTGCCATGTCGAAGAACGCCGTCATTTTCTTTTCGATGTCCTCGTCGTGCTCGACCTCGCCGCCCGCGCTGTGCTCGTCGAGGAGCATGTATACCTTGTTTTTCGCTTCTCCGAGCGTCATGTTGATTCCTCCTTACCGAAAACAGGGCGAGTCGCCCCGCCCTGTTTCCTTCCCATAATCAGTTGTCCGGCGGAGCCTCGATCTCTGCTTTTTTCTCCGTCGTCTGTTTGAGCCTGTCCAGCAGCTTCATGAGGAAGCCGGGCATCGGTACGCCGATCTTGCCGCTGTTCTCCAGAATGGAGATGAGTTCGTTAATAATCAGCCACACGATCACCAGCAGACCCACAACAAAATTCACATCCAGCTGTACGCCGAGCTTCGCGCCGAGCATCGTGATGAGATAGTCAATGCCCATGCCCACGGCAACGATCATCAGATAGAAAACCTTCTTGATCACGCCCTGAATGCCCTTGCGGCTCGAAAGCTCCTTGTTCATCCACGCCGCCGTCATCCCCGTGACGTAATCGCAGATCATCACCGCGATCAGCACCGCCACCGGAATAACAAGCTGCTTGAGGTACACCATCAGCGCCGCCGTCGCGGCGGTCACAATGGCTTTCCAGAAATTATCCATGTTCGCTCCTTTCAGTCCAGCAGCAGGAAGCGCACGTCCGAGCTCGCCGCCGAGGCGACGACCGCCAGCTCCCCGGCGGCGAACGGCACCTGCAGCACCGTGTTCGCCGGGATGGGGAAGCCTGCCGCAGCGGTCAGCGCCTTGTTTGGATCGTGCGGCGCGATGTACACGACGTTCGCGCTGTTGTTGGAGACGACGACCGTCTGGCAATGGCAGTCCACCTTCGTCTCCTTCGTGCCCGCCGTAACGGCGAGCACGCGGTCAATCTTCATCATCTTCGGCCTCCCATTAACCGGGGTCACCAAAAATAATTTGTCTTGCGTCGCCCCAGCCCACGCCGAAGTCCGCATACGCGGTGTACAGGTCGACCAGCGGGTTGTCCTGCTCCTGCTGCATCACCATCGGGCGGGTGTTGTAGACGATGTTCACGATCTCTTTCATGAGACGGCGGTCACACACCGCCCACTGCTTACCGGTGAAGCCGTCCGCGCCGCCGCCCATGACAATGTAGCGCATGCCGTACACGGGGTTTGCGGCGTTCGTGTTGTCCTCCGGGTTCTGCGTCGGCATCAGGCGGGAGTTCTCGCCGAACATCTTCTTTGCCTTCTCCTCGAGCTCCGGCGCGATGAGAACCGTGTCGAAGTCACAGAGGAACGGCAGGCCGTCCGGCGTCTCGAAGCGGTTGGCGCGAGCCTGTGCCGCCGTGATGGCGGAAACGGAAAAAGCGTCCGTGGAGATGTTGGAGTACGTACCGGCGTCCGCGTCCGCCTCAAAGCGGCGTCCCCGCGAGCCGCGGGAGGCCACCGGGTGCGCGGCGCTCGCCCAGCACACACCGTCGCCGCCGTTGTGGCGGCCGTCGTTGTTCCAGGCGTTGGCAAACATGCGCAGCACGTGCAGATACACCGTCATGGCCGCGCTGTCGCCGAGCTTCGAGCCGACCTTCTTCGTCTCGCCCATCTTGTCGATCTTCGCCGCCTTGTAGCCTACGGGGATCGAGAGCGCGTACTCCACCGGCGTGATGACGGTCTTGAAGCCGCGCTTCATGCTGCCGGTGTTCAGGTTGTTGCCGTCGTATTCCGCCATCTCGCCGTAGCCGCCGGAGCCGGTCAGCTCGTAGTCGATGCTCTTGGCGTTCACCTCGCCGATGACGGGCGACAGCTTGTTGAGGCGGTCGGCATAAGCAAAGTCGAACGCCTTGCCGACGAACTTGTAGTTGTCGGTCTTCCAGTTTCCGAAATTGTTAGGCATTTTCTTTTCCTCCTTCTCAGGTCAGCGCGTGGCCGATCGCCATCAGGCGGATCTTGCCGCGGTCGTAGTCGTGGCCGATGCAGCGGATCTTCGTCGCGCCCACGGTCTTGAGCGAGATGCCGAGGCGCTTGTCACCGAGACTCGCAACGCCGCCGATGGCAGCGCCGATCACGGGGTACACCTCGTACACGTCGCCCGCGGACGGCGTGCCGCCGCTCGCTTTCGTCATCACCGTGCCGGTCTTGGTGTAGTCGGTCACGACGATCTGCTTGCCGAGCGCGTCGGTGTTCGTGCTGGACGCTGCCTTCTCCTTCAGGACGAGGATCGCGTTGTTGAAAGCGTCGTCCGCGGCGGCGGCGTCCACATCGCCTTCCGTGGGGACAATGGTCGTGGCGCTGCCGGAGGCGGCCTTGATCACCGGCACCGGGCACTCGAAGATCAGCGTCGGGTTGTCGCACACAAGGATCTCCTTGCCGTTCGCGCGCAGGTTGAGCGCGTCCTCCGTGCCGGAGTGGAACTCCGCGGCAATGCCGAGGATGCCGCCGGTCTCCGCCGCGGCGGCCAGAACGACCTTACCGGCAGAGAGCTTTACCACGGCGCCCGCGTCGATCACGGTCGCCGCGTCAATGGGGTAGTTGCGGGCGGTCTGCAATACGCTGCCGCCGTCCGCATTCTGTACAGGATGCATGATGTTCTCCTTTCAGCGTTTCAGAAATTCTTTGGCGGTCATTTTCATCTGCGGGTAGTTGCGGTTCCATTCGTCAAGCTCCCGCTGCTGGGCGGCCGTCAGCCCATCCGATACGCCGCCTCCGCCCGCTCCCGTGGAGCGTTCGGCCTTTGCGGCAGACTTTTCCACCGCCTTTGCGGCGGCGTCCTCTCCGACAAGCTCCTGCCAGTCGGCGTACAGCTCGCTCAGCGGCTCCCGGCCGTAGCGGCTGCCGCAGAAGCGGCGGAACTTCTCGTTCGCGTCGAGCTTGCGGATGTCCACGTCCGGGTGGTCCCGGAGGAATGCCGCGGCGTCCTGGGCTACCCAGTCGCTCTGTCGCTTTGCCTCGGCCTCGGCCTTCTCTTTCTCTGCCCGCTCGCGCTTCTGTTTCCGGACGACCTCCTTGGCGTCCTCTTCCTCCTCCAGATCCTCCACGGTGCGCCCGCTCTCCGCCGCGGCCTTTTTGAGCCGCGCCGCGCGGGTCTTGTCGGCGTAGGATTCCAGCACGTCCAGCGAGTCGATCGCCCCGCCGCCGTCCGGATCGCTCAGCCCCAGCTTGGCCACAGCTGCGCCGTAGCGTTCCGCCGCCTTCTTGAAGCCCGCCGCCTCTCCGGCCTTGCGCGCTGCCTGGTATCTGGCGTTTTCCTCCCGGCTCTGTCTGGCAGGTTCGGCGGCCTCCTGCTTCTTTTCGCCTGCGGATTCCTCCGCTTCAGCTCCGGTCTCTTCCTCCGCGGTTACGACGCCGCCCTCCGTGCCCTCCTCCGGAGTTTCGACTTCCATGTTCTCTTCCATGTGGGTTCCTTTCTGCCGCTGTACTGCCGCGGCCGCGATGTATTTTTGCTTGCTGATAAAAGGCTAACCCGAAATATCTGTCCGTGCTCGGCGACTTTTTTGTTGATTTTTCACGAATCGTCAAACCCATTGGTGCAACAGGCGGTTCCAGCCCCGAAAACAGCAAAACCGGAGCGGTTTCCCGCTCCGGTCGAAAAATTCCTGTGAAATTTTACCCGCTTTTATGATCACGTTTGCGTTATTGTTTCCGTCTCGATGGGCACGACGGCAATGTCGCACCCCAGCGCGCCCGCCACCTTCACCAGCGTGTCAAGCTGCGGCGTTGCCTTTTTGCTCTCCAGACGGGCGATGACCGATTGTGTGAGGCAGGCGGCCTCCGCCAGCTCCTTCTGTGTCATGCCCCGGTCATGCCGCCGTTCGATCAGCCGGTCGATGATGGCGGCGCAGCTCTCACCCATGGATCGCACCCCCTACGGGAACGCTGTCAATGTAGCAGCTGTCCGGGCAGAGGTCTACCTTGTTGCTCCACACCTCTTTGCTGTCCACGTTCGGATCGATATCCCATGCTATGGCATGCGTGTCGTCCACATAGACCCGACGGAAATTCTCCAACTGGATAAGCGGCTCGAAAACCGTTCCCCTTTTGAGGAGCGGCCGCATATCGTAAAGCCGTTTTTCCCCGTTGTCGAAGCGGATCGTCAGCGTGAAGTCATCGTTGGGAACGACCCCGGTGATCTTCTTTCTTCCGGCTGCAAAGTATTCCGCCGTGGCGCGGTCAAAGCCTTTGGAAAGATAATATTCTGCTGTGTTTGCCATGTTCTTACCTCCAAAAAGAGCCGCTTATTTCAGCGGCTCAATGGCGAACAGCTCCTGCTGCTCTTTTGCAAGCTCCCAGTTTTCCCGAAGCTCTTCCTGATGGAACGCCGCCCAGCCCAGCAGCATTTTCAGCTGCTTGGACGGTATCGTTCCCTCCAGAACTTCCAGCTCCTCGATGGATACGAGAACTTCATTGCCGCCATAGAACGCATGGAAATGCGGCGGCATGTGATCTCTCCAGTAGATGCAGACCTTTATGCCGCGAAACATTGAGATCGTAGGCATTAGCTTGCCCCCTTTCTTGCAGATTAATTATAGCAAATTCGCTATCGTTCGTCAATGGCGAATTTGCTATAACGCAGAAGCTTACCAAACCTTCCGCGTCCTCTTCTGCCGCTTCATCTGGTCGATGAGCTTTTCTCTCGGCTTTTCCGGCTCCGTGAGCACCGTCATCCGCTGCTGATGCCGCACCGCGTAGGTGATCGCCGCGCCCATCACAAGGTCGTCGTGCTTCCCGGACAGAGCCTCCGGGCGGTGATCTTCGTTGTAGCAGAATACGAGCATCTCTTCGAGCAGCTCGCGGTCGGTGAACCATTCCGGGTGCGAGGAGAACACCTCCACGAGATTCGCAATGGCTCTCGGGCGGCTGTACCGGTCGGTGCGGAAGCCGAAGCTCTTCTTCATCTGCCGCGTGTACGTATCCTCCCGCTCGCGGGCGTACTGGTTCGGGTACTCCATCTCCTGCAGCTTCATCACCGGGTACGTGGAGAAGTTCGTCTCAACGGCGACGAGCGCGTCGTTGTAGAACCGCCCAAGCGCGAAGATCTGCCGGACATATTCCGGCTCGCTGTACTTCTGCCGCAGCTTCGCCGCGATCCTGCCCGTGACGTTGTTGATGACGATGGCCGTGAAGTAGTCCGAGCCCTCGCCCGCCGTGTCGCCGCCGAGAACGTAGGGAACGCCCTCCTCCGGCAGCTCGTAGAGCGTGATCGCGCCGGTCTCGTTCTCCGTCCACTCGCCGTTCGTGAACTCGCCGCGTCCGGCAGGGGAGGGGAGCCGTTCCAGCCGGAGGACGATCTGCTCGTTGTCGAATACGCCCGTGCCGCTGTGCAGGAACGCTTCGCCCGGGCTTGCCGGATACTCCTGCCGGAACATGTCGAGGCTCCCGCCGCAGTTGTTCGCAATGCACCAGCGCCGCCATTGCAGCTGCTCGTCCGTCAGGTGATACGTGTCCCGCAGATCCCGCTCCTCCGGCGTCCACTCCGTCCCCGGTACGGCCGGCATGGCGTAATCCGGGTTTTCAAACCATGCGAAGAATACCGGCTCAAAGTCGTTTTCGCCCGCCACGGCGGCGTCCCATCGCTCCTTGAAGTCCTCAAAGCCGTTCGCCGTGCTCTCGATGACGACCATCGTCCCCGGCAGGCTCGGCACGGCCTGTAGGATACCGGCAAGCGTGGAGGCTTTCCCGTCCGCGCCGTCCGGCCAGAACGCATACTCCGAAAGGTGGACGCATTGCAGCGTGTCAGATCGTCCGATGCCCCGGCCGCCCGCCGTGGCGCACCGGATCCGCGAGCGCAGCCCCGGTCTCGCCTCCCGCTCGCTGCGGAGCTTGGACGGATTCTCGAATACGAGCTCTTGCGCGTTGGAGGATCGCATCATCGGCTTCACCGGCGCGGGCAGCTCGTCGTAGAAGAGCTTGCTCATCCGGAAGAGGTTTGCCGTGGCGTCCTCGCGGTGCGCAACGATCAGGGCATTGGTGTTCTTCCGCGTCGCGCAGGCGTGGAAGATCAGACCCTCCGTGAGTGTGGAAAAGCCGAGCTGTCGGGCCTTCAGGATGATGAGCCGCACGGGCTTCCCGGCGTCTTGCTGGCGCTTTGCCACGGCGTAGAGCTTTTTCTGTGCGTCGTTCAGCCGGAACGGCACGACCGTCCCGCTCTTCGTCTTGATCTTCAGACAGCTTTCGATGTAGTCCTTTGCGATACAAGGATTCACAGCTTTGAGCCCCCCTGTCGTTCCAGCCAGTCCTCAATGCTCTCGGAGGTCTGCGTTTCGCCGTCCGCGAAGTTCATGTGCTCGTTGAGCTCGTGCAGCGCGCGGATGGCGCTGTTGGCGTCGAGCAGCTTCTCGCCGCTTCGCTCGTCCCGGCGCGTTTCCGGGTTCCAGCGGTAGGCCGGAACCTTCTCCATGCATGCTTTCACGATCTCCACGAGCCGCGTCCCAATCCATTCCTTGGAGATGCCCATCTCGTCGAAGAGCTTCTTTTCGAGCGAGCGCCGGTACTCGATCACCCCCGGCGTTTCCAAAAGCTTCGATGCGCGGGAAGCGGCGCTCCTCGCGCTGTACCCCGCGGCGATCGCGGCGGCGGTGGCGTTCCCGCTCTTGAGATATTCCTGTACGAATTTCCGCTGCTGCGGCGTAATGTCTTTCGCCATGGTTTCCCCTCCTCACATCGGCCAGTATGCCGCGTAGAAATTCCGGCGCAGTTCGTAGATCCTGCCCACCGGCACGCTCGTCTCGCGGCTCGCCATCTCCGGCGATTTGTTTTTCAACAGAACGGCGATGAGGGCACGCCCCTCGGCCTGCCCTTTCGCTGTGCTCTCTATGCTTTTGCGTATCTCATCCTGGCTCGGCGGCGGCAGATTCCGGTACGCCTCCAGAAAGGCGTGGATAATGCGCTGCTGCCAGACCGCCCCGCAGCCCTTCATCGGCCGGAATTTCAACGCCGCATCACCTCCGTTTTCGCAGAGGCCCCGCCGACATTTGTTTTATCTGAACGCGCAGAGACGCGCGCGCCGTTGCCTTTTCTTTCCTTGCGGACGTAGCGGACGTAGGCGCTATAGAATCCGCTCTCTTCGTCCCGCGTCTCCGTCTGCTCGCGGATGGAAGCATCCTTCGGCAGCTTCATCTTGCTGTGGATGTAAACCGGCACCGGCTCGGTGTAGATCGGCTTTTCCAGTCCGCGCGAGGGATGGTATTTCTTCTTGCCCTCCTCGCCCTTGGCGTTGGAGATCATGTAGCGGGCAATGCCGGTATAGTCCCCGCTCCCGTCCAACCGGCGATAGGTAACGTTCTGCTCCGGCCAGAGCGTGCAGATTGCTTCGTAGTCCATCGCCGAGAGGACGATGTGGAAATGCGGCCGTGCGTTTCCGATCTCGTTTCTCCGGCCATGCGAGTAGACGTACTTGAGATTTGCCCCTCGTTCCTTCCGATACAACGCGCGGAGTTTGCGGAGAAACCTCTCGAACACCGTTTGAGCGGCCTCCCAGGATATATCTTCCTCCGAGAACGTGAGTGTGAGCCATACGTCGCCCGTGCCGAAATTGCAGTTGAGCGTGCGGGCGAGACTCTTCACGGCGTTGATCTCGTTTCTCATGATCTTTCGGATGCTGGACTTCCTAGCTCTTGTCCCCCGCCGGATACGCTGGCCGCCTCTCGCTGTCGGCATCCAGACGCGGCGGATCTCCTCGGTTCTGCCGGAGATGATCTTGTACTCCATGTAGGCAAACACTCCTTTTTCCTCCTCGGTCGTAAAGTTATCCTTTTAACAAGTCCGCAAAAATTCGCGCACGCGCACGCGAATTATATAAGGTATCGCTTGATCTTAAAGGCTCCCTCCCCGAGGGAGCTGTCGGCGCAGCCGACTGAGGGAGTTTTCCGCCCTCATTTCCGCCGCCGTCCCCGGCAGCAGAAATCAAAGCAGAAATTTCCCCTTGCATATATCACGGTATCGTGATATAATATAGCCGCAAACGAAAGGAGGCATTATCATGCCGGTAGTCGCTCGATTTTATGGGATCATCGTGAAAATGTATCTTCTCGGCGGGGAGCACGATCCCCCGCACGTCCACATCCTTTATGGGGAGAAGAACGGCGTCCTCGATCTCAACACGCTCACGTTCAAAGAATGTGACCTTCCCACAAAAGCCCGTGCCCTCGTCCTCGAATGGGCTTCCGCGTACCAGCAGGAGCTTCTCACCATGTGGAAAACGCAGTCGTTCCGCGTGCTCCCGCCTCTGGAATGAGGCCGGGAGCATTCCGTAAAGGAGGTATCTCATGTTTCATAAGCTCAAATCCGTCACGCCGCTTCCGGACTATACGCTCCTCGCCAATTTTTCGGACGGTTCTGTGAAGTCCTACGACTTCCGCCCGCTCTTCGACCGCATGGAGGTATACGCCCCGCTGCGGGAATCTCCCGCACTCTGGATGTCCGCCGTCGTCGATCCCGGCGGCTACGGCGTTTCATGGTCGGACGAGATCGACATTTCCGCCGAGGAGCTGTGGGAGCACGGCGTTGCCGCCACGAGCCCGTTCTCCGGCCTGCTCTCGTTTGCCGACGCCACCGGTTTATGGGGTCTCAGTGAAAGCGCCCTGCGCAAGGCCGTGGAATACCGGAAGCTCACCGTCGGCGTCGATGTCCAGAAGTTCGGCAAGCAATGGGTCGTCACCCGTTCCGCCATGGAACGCGAGTACGGCCGGCCGCCGTGCCAATGAGGTAGCGCCAATGAAACAGCAAGACCGCTATTATTTCCCCGCCGTGTTCACCTATGAGCCGGGGCAGGAGATCGCCGTGGTGTTCCCGGATCTTGATGTAGCCACCAGCGGCGTAACGCAGGAAGACGCTTTCCGCTCGGCCAGGGAGCTTCTCGGCTGCGTGCTCTTCGGCATGGAAGAGGACGGGGAGGCGATCCCCGCGCCGTCGTCTTTGGAATCCCTGCATATGGATGCAAACGAGCGCAGCGCCCTGATCGACGTGTATATGCCCGCCGTCCGGCTCGCCAAATCCGGTAAAACCGTTTATCCCATCGTCCTCACGCCCGATCCGTCCGGCGGCTACGTCGTCCGCGTCCCCGGTCTGGATATCAACACCGAGGGCGAGACCGTCCCCGAATGCATCGATATGGCGCGCGAGGCCATCGGCCTCTGGGGTATCTGCGAGGAGGATTCCGGCCGCGCCGTTCCCGCTCCCGCGTCGCTGTCCCCGGAGCATGAGCCCGGCGAGATCGTCACGCTCGTGGACGTGGACTTTGATTTCTTCCGCCGCTCTTGAATACGCCTTTGCTCGCCGGTCTCCCGGCGGGCTTTTTGTTGTCCTTTTATTCCTCCGGCGCGTCCCAGTCGCACCAGCTGATCGCCTCAAGATGCCGCCACTTTCTGAGCGTCGCCTCGCTGTCCGTGTCCTCGCGCGGGCGATAGCCGCGGCGGTACAGCCGCTCGCCGGTGTCGCCGTCCTCCTGCCGGACGATCCCGTTCGGCGTGATCAAGTACCGGCGCACATTCAGATTCGCCCCGCGCGGCGTCACTCCGACGATCTCTCCGGTTTTCTTCTGCATCAGGAAGCTCAGCCCCATCCGCAGCCCGGTCAGGCGTATCTCCTCGGTGTACATCTCCCCGACATAGCCGCAGATTTCCTCACCGACCGTCTCCGGCAGCTCCGGCTGCACGAGATAGTCGCCCTTGCTGCGCACGATCCGCACCGTGTCGTTCTCCGGTATGTAGCCGAGCATTTCCACCAGCGCGCCGAGCGTCCCGCGCAGGCGTTCCCGCAGACCGTCCATCGGCACAACGGCCATCCATTCGTAGCCGAGCGCCGTGAGCTCGTCCCCGTTGCAGTAGAGCATCAGCCCGTGCTTGGTCTCCGCCCTCAGCGCCCGCTCCAATGCCGAATCATCAAATGCCATTATCCGCACCTCCCGATAAGCGTTTCCAAAATCTTCTTCGTCCCGGCGAGCAGCTTGTCCGCCGTCTCGCCGTCCGTGCTCTTCATCACGTGCAGCTTTTCCACAGCCAGATTGAAGTTCTCCTGCGCGAGCTTCACGAGCAGTATCACCTCGTTTGCCCCGCTCTGCGCAGCCGCAAGCCGTTTTCGCAGCTCCTCAGTCTCAGCACGAGCTTTTTCCGCCGCTGCCCCCGCGGTCTTTCCGGCCTCCTTCGCAGCGGCCTCGGCGGCCTTCAGGCGCTTTTCCAGCTCGGCCACGGCCTTTTTCTTCTCCTCCGCGGCGGTGGCCTTCGCCTCCTCCACGGCCTTCTGCACGGCCGTCTCGTCGATGGCGACCTCCACCGGGCGGCTCTCCGCCTCGCGGAGCATCACCTCCATCTTCTGCGCCGCGTCCTCGGCGTCCTCGCGCTTCACGCGCTGATCCTCCAGCGCATCCTTCGTCTCGGCGAGCTCGGCCTCGGCATCCCGGAGCGCCTTCTGTGCCTCTCCAAGCTCCCTGTCCGCCGTTTCCAGGCTCTTTCGCGCCTCGTCCCGCTCGCGGATCGCTTCCTCCAGATCCCGGGCAGAAATGTGCTCGGCGTCCACCTCGCGGGCGAACTCCTCGCGCTCCTCCTCCGGCACGGCTAAAAGCCGCAAAGCATTGGAAACGCTGATTTTTCCCAACGTTGGGAAAATGTTTTCCACGCCCAGAAGCGACCCCTGCGCAGACCCGTACTCGTTGTAAAGCTTGATGAACCGGTACGCGCTGGACTTGCTGATCTCCGTCTCGCGTTCCACCCATCCGGCGAAGTCCTCGCCGACCTTGTCCTTGGCGAGCTGCAAACGGTATCCGATCTGTATGCCGTATTCCAGCACCATCTGCCGCGCCTGCCGCGTCAGCAGCCGTATCTCGCCGCCCAGCTGCTCCGCCGTCATCGGCCAGACGTAGCGTTCCAGATGCATTGCCGAGGACACGTGCCGCGCCTCCACCGCCTCGCCGCACATCGGGCAGGCGAGCCTGTCGCCGCTTGTAAGCGCGTCCCCGCTCACCGGATGCATAAACCCGAACGGCGCGCTGTATCCCGCGTGGCCGCAGCCGCCGCCCGGCACATGCGAGAGCTTCACCGTTTCCCCGCACGCCGAGCACACGGCGTCCACGCATTTGTGCCGGAGGCCCGTCAGGGGATCCGTCTGTCAACCGGCGCGGTAGATGAAATAGTCCCGCCAGTTGAGCTTCTGCGCCTTGACCCAGTCCAGCAGCCCCTCCGGCGGCGTTTCCGAGAGCATCATAAAAACGCCCCCAGATCAATGATTGGATTGCCTCCCTCTGACGAGGGAGGTGTCACGGCCTCGCCGTGACGGAGGGAGAGACCGTCTCCCGTGCACAGCCCGTAAAACTCCCTTAGGATCCTTTCCGCCTCTGCGCCCGTCACGCATGCAAAGCTTCCGGTCCTGTGTGCGTCCGCCCAGGCCTTGATCCTCTTCTCGGCCTGCTGAATGCTCATTTCCGGGATATCGAGATCCTTGTCGAGCAGCTCCGCGCTCTCCGGCTCCCGCCGGGCAATGTCCTTGAGCTGCTCGCCCACCATCCACGCGGCGGTGCGCCCCTTTTCCTTCGCCTGCTGCCGCTCGATCTTTTCCACAACCGACATATGCATCCGTTCTTTCTCCGGCCTGCCATCCTCAGGCATGGGCGGCCATTCCCATGCGACGGGCTCCCGCCCGTTTCGGCTAAAAGATTTGTCCCAGCACCGCGAGCAGCGCCGCCATAGCAGCGCATGCCCCGCACGCCCATAAAACCCGCTCACGCATCCTTTGCCCTCCGGTTCCACCGTCTCTCGATATCCAGCCGCGCCTGCCGCAGCGGATCCTTCGTCCACGGCGGCGCCGGGTACAGCGTGTGCATCTCCGCGCCGCAGTTTCCGTTCGTGCAGCGGATCGTCGCGATGTACGTTCCCATCGGGTGTCCCTTCGCCGGGGCGATGGAGCGACGCGCCTCCGCGCCGCAGAACGGGCAGGGCTTCATCCGTGCCGCCCTCCCCTCTGGAGGATCGCCGCGTCCGGCAGCCGCATCCAGCGGCACAGATCGGCGGCGAACGAGGCGTAGCCGTAAAGTGCGAACACCGCCTCCACGATGGAGAACCCCTTTCCGTTCAGCCAGATAAAGAAGATCACCGCGCTCATCAGCGCCATGACCATCGCCGTGATAAACATTGCCTTGCTTCTGCTCATAATTACCGATACCCCTTTCTTCCTGTAGGGGAGGGGCTCTGCTCCTCCCGGCGTAGTCTCTTCTTGTTCGGGCAGAAATGGAACTTGTGCGCCGCCCCGCGCATTTCGTCCTCTTCGCATTCGATCACCGGCAGCGGCGTGCCGCTGTTGGTGTAGAGCGTCACCATGTCGCGGTCTGCTTCCTCGGCCTTGCGGAAGCGGTACGGCGTCAGCGCCGCTTCCACGCACAGCGTCCCCCGCGGCCCCGGCACGAACATCACCGGCCTCCCGCAGTATTTGCACTTTGTCTCCTTCGGGATCATTGAATTTCTCCTTCCTTTCTTAGGCTCCCTTGTGTAAAGGGAGCTGGCTTTCCGTAGGCAAGACTGAGGGATTGTCGCCCCCGCCGCAGCGGTCGTCCCTCCTGCACCACGCCGGCGTGTGCACCGCGTCCGGGTGCGGATTCCCGTCCCGCACAACATGCAGCACCCGGCCGAACTTGTCGCCGTTCTCGCGGCAGAAGCACCGTACCGCCTGCTTCCCTCCCGGCCATTGGTCAAGGGCAATGTGCGGGCATCCCCGGCACGTTTTCATTTCTTCGCCCTCTCCTTCTGTGTCGGGAGCCCCATGGAGGTGCGTGCCCGCCAGGCGGACATTGTCGAAATGCCGAGCTCCTGCGCAATGTGCGGATCGTCCATCCCGGCCTCCCACAGCTCCTTCAGCTTCTTCCGGTCGATCTCCGGCCGGTACCGCGGCGGCAGTCCCACGGCGTGCCGCCACTTCTGCACCGTGTCCGGGTTGCATCCGATCGTCCGCGCGATCTCCCGGTCGTTCTTGCCCTCTTCCCAGAGAGCCCGGAACTGCGCCCAGTCGTACTTTCTTCCGGCTCGCGCCCTCGTCCGCGTTTCGGTCCCGGGTCCCTTCCTCGGGGAGCTTCCCCGCAGCACGACCGGCTGCGGCCGCGCCCGCGGCGCCGTCCCCGGCTTGTAAAGGCCGCATTTCCGCGTAATGTCGGCCTCGCCCCGGCTCGTTTTGGTCTCGCCGGTGATAAAGAAGTAGTTGCAGCTCCCGCGAGCCCCGCTCACGTCGCCGCTGTGATACCGGCACTTCGTCCGGCAGCATATGTATGGATCCTTCAAAACGGCAGCACCGCCCCTTCCTCGATCAGGTGAAAGGCTTCCTCGTTGTCCCAGCTCACGTCCGGGTTCTCGATGCTCCAGAGCTCCGCTTCGTCGAGATAGCTCTTCCCGAAGTGCGCGATGAACTCTTCTCGGCTCCACTTCTGCTCGACCATCGCCTTGTGCTGGCCGTAGCGGTGCAGCAGGTCGGCGGTCTCGCCGCTGCGGTGCGCGCTGTCCGCGTCGATCCGGTGGCACCACGGGCACAAGTGGACGGTCAGGCCGTACTTCGTAGAGATCGGCCGCCGCGCCCCGCCGAAAATGTGGTGCTCCTCGAGCTGCTCATAGTTCCCGCACAGAAAACAAATACCTTTCATCGTTCTTAGTCCTTTCCAAATTGAGGCTCCCTTGTGCAAAGGGAGCTGTCAGCCGCAGGCTGACTGAGGGATTGTCCCCGCCGCAGCGGGGCAGGGGAGAGGTGTCACGGGCACAGCCGCCGCGCCAGCACGCAGGCGTTGATCGGCCCGTCCTCCGGCATATACCGTTTCTTCACAGTCTTTCGGCTCAGCCCCAGATACCGCACCGCGTCCTCGATTGTGAGCATCCGCTTCCCGCCCGTAGCGGTGAGAATGTCTTCGAGGATCGCACGGTAGTCTTCCTTTTCGCGCGGCATCAGCCCGCCTCCTTCTCGTCCTTTTGCTTGCTCTGCATGTACTCAACAGCCAGAGCCGCGCCGTCGATCTGCTGCACGAACTTCTCCTGAAGCTCCGGCGGCAGCGCGCACACCTTCTCGGCCAGCGCCTTTTCCTTTTCGCTCACGCTCATCACCTCCTCACATGCACACCAGCAGCACCGCCGCCCCCGCAGCGGCAGCCGCCGCGATCGCCCAGATGAGAAGGACGATCTCCTTCTCCAGCGTCGTCACACGCTTCTCCAGCGCATCCGCACGCTTTTTCAGCTCCTCCGTTTCCGGGTTCTGAAAAAGCCACATCGGGATCGCCAGTCCTGAATTGTCCTCGCCCATTGCTTCTCCTCCTATCGCTTGTCTTTTTTCCGCTCCTGCGGTACGATGAAAAATGCCACGGCCGTGTGCTGCTTTGTATCTCCATCTCGGAGATGAAAGGTGGTGGTACATTGCCGCACCCGGAAAAAGAGGGTCTCGTGCTGTTCTTCCTGAACAAGCAGGATAACGCCGTCTTCGCCCGCCGTCTCGGTGTCTCCGTTCTGACGCTTTGCCGTCTGTACCGCGGGACCGAGAGAATGAGCCGTTCTGTTCGCAGGAAGGCTCTTTCGATCCTTGGCGTGACGGAAGACGAGTTTTCCTTCCTTGTCTCGGAGGTCGCCTGATTCCCGGAGGGAGGCCGCCCGCCGGTCTCCCTTTTCCGTGGCATTTTTCATCGTACCTGTTGCATTGCTTTGTGTTGCCATCCTCCCGCCGCTTCTGGTATATTGGTCTTATCCAGAAAAAGGAGGTCTTGTCATGTCCAAAATCCCGCTGAAAACAATGGCGTACTTTCACTTCTCCGCCCCGGTCACGCTGGACGAGTTTGTCTCGTTCTTCCTGAAAGACTTTGAAATGAACGTGATCCCCGTCTTTTCCGACGGCTTCATCGTCACCACGGACGAAATGTTCAGCGATCTGAAATTCCGATTTTCTCAAGCATTCCCTGCCACCAAAGATGGAGAACCGTTGCAAGTGTGCATCTGTAAGTTAAAGGAGAATAACCCGTACACTTTCTTACCGAAAGGACCGTGAGGAAATCCTCTTCCCGCTGGAAGCAGTAAACCTCCCGCTTCGTGCCTCCGATCTCAATGGTGATCTTCATCTCATTCATTCCCTCTCACCCCCCCTCTGCGTTGCATCTCTTTGTGTTTGCTTTCCGCCTCCGCTCTGATATACTGAAATATTCAGAAAGGAGGTGATTTTCATGGACGGATACGGCCTTTCCCTCGCCAAGAAAAGGGAGCGCGCATACGCCGAAATCGAGCGCCAGAAGAAAGAGGCCGAGGTCGCCGAGCGCGAAGCTCGCCGCGAGCAGCGGGAGATCGAGTCCAACGAGGCCGCGAAGCGTTCTGCCGACGCTTCCGAGCGCTCCGCCCGCTCGGCGGATCGAGCCAACGTCATTTCTGTTATTGCCCTTCTCTTCGCGTTCGCCTCGCTCGTCATTTCCGTGCTGAAATGACAGCCGCCACCGCTGCGGCGGCCAAAACCGCAATGGCCGCCGCTTGCCGGTTGGCGTGCCGGATGGCTTCGTCCCGCTCCTGGTATTCCTTGATTTGAGCTTCGCACAGTTCATCCAGCGTCCTTGCGTAAAATTCGGCCTGTTCCTTGCTCAGCGATTCCAGAAACTCCATTTCCGTCATTCCCTCTCACCTCCTCCCGCCGCCCCGCGTGGGGCGGTGCGTTGCATTGCTTTGTGTTGCCATTCTCCCGCCGGTTCTGGTATATTGGAATTGAATAACCGAAGAAAGGAGGTGTTCTCATGCCGAACTTCTGTCCTTTCCTCAGCACCGCCGAAAAGAAAGTCCCGTGTGATCTCAGCTGCGCTCTTTGCGTCACGGTGAGCGGCGTCCCCGGCTGTGCCATAGCCGCGACCGCCGCTGCCGCCGTCGACCTCTTCGACCACATCACTTCAAAAGAGTGAGCGGTTCCCCATTCGCGCCCTTCGCCTCGACCCGTGACGGGCGTCTTTCGATCCCTCGGATCTCCGCCGCTATGGCTGCCATCGCGTGGGAAAGCTCCGCGAGATAGGCATCGTCCAGGCAGGCGGCGGAGGTTTCCGACGCGCTGCTCAGCAGCTCCATCTGCCGCATGAGCAGTTCCTTTACCTTTTCCATCGTTTCACCCCCTCTCCGCCGCCCCGTGCGGGGCGCTGTGTTGCATTGCTTTGCTCTTTTCGGAGCGTTGCTCCGTTCTTATGGTGCAATCATATGCTCTATTAGTGCATTTGTCAAGCCCCTTTTTGCTCTAATGGAACATTTTTTCTTGACTTTCTGTTCTAATGCTGTTAAAGTGTCCTCGAAAGGAGGTGCTGCCTATGTCCGTTGGCAGTCGTATCAAAGAGCTGCGCAAGTCGCAGAACCTCACGCAGCAGGCGTTCGCCGACCGGCTCGGCATCCAGCGTGGAATCATTGGCAAATACGAAGTCGATGTTTCCGCTCCGTCCGATGCGGTGATCTCGCTGATCTGCCGCGAGTTCCATGTGCGGGAAGCCTGGCTGCGCGATGGCGAAGGGGAGATGTTCGAGATAAAGCCCCGTGCCGAAGAGCTGGGCGAGCTTGTTCGGAAGCTCCTGGCCGACCGGCCGGAATCTTTCCGCTCCCGGCTCATCACGTCGCTCCTGCGCTTCGAGCCCAATTCCCCCGAATGGCAGATCCTTGAGAACATCTATAATTCCATCGCAGACGAAAAAGAGAGCAGGGAATAATCCCCGCTCTCTTTTCATTTTTACAGAATTTTCCCTTGTATTCGTTGATGTTTTCTGCTATAGTTGCGTTGCAGGCGGCCACGCCTGCGCAAGACAAAGAACTTATGTTCCTCGTCTCTGCCGTCGCCTTTGCTCGTAGAGCGCGAGCAGCATAATCAAAAGAAAGCTCGATGGATGATTTGCTCGTAGAGCGCGAGCAGCATAATCAAAAGAAAGCTCAACGGAAGAGAGCGCCTCTTGGTTCACGCTGGGAGGCGCTTTTTCAAATGGGAGAGATAGAGAAACATGCGTCTGGTTTACCTTGCTGATACCTTCTTCGCCCGGTACGGTCGTTTTCCCGAAATACTTCAAAAAAAGGACCGCCCGTATGCTTGTCTGGAAGTGGAGATCGACGGGCTTTTGTTCGCCATTCCGTTCCGGCATCACATCCGCCACAAACACGCCTTTTTCACCGTTGACGACGCCGGGCTGGATTATACGAAGGCTGTCGTCGTCGAGGATTCCTCCTACATATCTCCCGATCCCGCTTTTATCGACTCAGCCGAATTTAAAATAATCAAAGGCCGCGAGACCATCATCACAAACGGTATGCGCCGGTATTACCGGCTCTATCTGAAAGCTCTGTCTCAGCGCGGAAATCCATTTTACGAAAACATCCGCCGGTGCAGCTCGCTTCAGTATTTTCTTCGTAAATAATGCCGCCTGGCACCAGCGGGATATAAGAGTGTGTCCAGCCAAACTTGCCGCTTGGCGACAGCGGGATATAAAAGTGCGTCTGGAATTAAGAGAACGGAGATTGACCTCCGTTCTCTTTTTTGTCAAGTTTCATTTGACATTTTTCCAGACCCCGCGTATAGTGTAGGTGCATGGAGATTCCATGCGTATACCAGCAGCCGGGAAAGGAGTTGATACTATGTCCGCAGCCTCTCCGAATTATGTCTATAATTTCGGGAAAAAACGTCCGGATGCAAAGCCCCCCGCCGTCATGACGAAGGAGCGCATCGAGGAAGCAAAGAAGAATGTGAGCAAGTATCTGAAAGCAGATAAGAAATGAATCTTTCCTTCTCGCTTTTCGATCAGGAACACTCCGGGCTGGCGTGGCAATTTCGCGTCAGCCCTTCTTCTTGCGATAATCCCGGGCACTACGAAGAATACATTCGCTTCGTCGCTCTCTCGGACAAGCGTTCCGGTATGGGCGTCACCCACGTGCTGATCGATGCAGACGCCGGGCGAATCGCCGGTTTTGTTGCCCTTCGTCTTTCCTCGCTCTTTTATACCGGCGACGATGGGAAGAAACGCGGCTCCCCGGCATTGGAGATCGCGGAGCTGGCCGTTGATGCAGACTATGAGAAAAACGGCGTCGGTTCTGCGTTGATCGACTTCGCCGCCTACACGGCGGACGACATTCGCGGCCATATGGCCGGCATAAAGTATCTGCTCGCTTGCGCTGACCCCGCCGCCGTCGGCTTCTATGAGAAGAAAGGCTTCAGCCGAGTGAGCGACCTCTTTGAGATGCCCCGCGACGGCTCAAACAACAACTGCACCCCCATGTACATACAGTTCCCGGAAACCTGAAGGGGTGATATCATGCAGACTGAGTACGATTTTTCCAACGCCCGCAAGACTCCTTATGCGGCCGAGATCCCGAACGCCGAAACAAGAAAGGCAATCGAGGACGCCGAGGCCGGCATCGATTTGTTTGGCCCGTTCCGTTCTATCGAGGAGCTCATGGCGGCCCTCGACGATGACGATTGATAAAATGAACCCGTCGGAAATTCCGACGGGTTCATTCTTTACCATTTTCGTGATCTCACGAAAATGATCTCTATGCCGCTTTCAGGAAACTCCGGATAAACCGCAGCGCCTCCTCGTCCGCATCCTTCAGCAGCTCCGTGATCTCCGCGATGATCTTTTCCCGCTCTTCCATTTCTTCCTCCCTTGTCATTTTGTTGTATTTTGGGTCATTCTCTTGTATATTCCAACAAACTTGTATATTTTCCGCGCCGCAGGGCGGGAAACGGTGCTATAGTGTTGGTGAACGCCCGGAGTGGCCGTGCCACAGACTCGCCCCGGGCGTCTGCCGCAGGGCGTCCCGCTCGCCCTGCTGTGCCTGTATCGTAGCAGTTCCCGGCAATTTCCGAAACCGAACGCTTTGTGGGCGAGCCGGAGTTCAGCTTTTTCGACCCGAATATATTCCGGTTCACCCCGAAAATAATGAAAGGACGGAGAACATGACCGAAATGGACGCGCTGAAAAACCGCTGGAGAGAGGCCAAAGGCACACGCACTTTCCCGGACATTGCCGAGGCCGCCGATCTGTCGCCGAGCACCGTGGAGTATGCCTTTTCCCCAAAATCCACGAATCCGAGCTTCGATACCGTCGTGCGCATCTCCCGGGAGCTGCACGTCTCGCTCGATGAGACGTTCGGCATTCTCTCCCCGAGTGATCGCGCGGAGTCGGAGCTCGCCCGGCAGGACGCCGCGTACTGGAAGGCGCGGTACGAAGCGTCCGTGCGGGACATCGAGTATCTCCGTACCGTCATCCTGATGCTCGGCGCGTTCTTCCTCGTCCTGGTCGTCTGGTGCGTTACCATGGATCTTCGGTGTACGGAGGTCGGCTTCTTCCGCGGCGAGTGGAACTTTGCCGCCGTGTTCTCGATGGCCTGCGCCGCCGCCGCCTCGGTGATGGTCGTCCTTGTCATCGTCCGTGTATGCCGCCGCCACCGGCAGCGCAAGGAGGAAAAATGAAAAGAGAAGATTATTCCAGTCTGTACACCCTCCGCAAGGACGGGCGTTATCAGGGCTATTATCGCGACGCGGCAGGGAAGCGCCACGTCATTTGCGACCGAGACCCCGCCGAGCTGCACCGCCGTCTGTCGGAGCGTTCCGGCGCGCCGGCAGAGGATCCGTCTGTCCGGCTCTTTTCCTCCGTCGCCTCCCGTTGGGAGTGCGAGCACCGTGAAGAGATCGAGCCCGCCACATGGAAGAATTACGCCCCGCACTTTGAAGAGATGGCCGCGCGATACGCCCGCCGGGATATCGGCGAGGTCTCCGCCGGGGACATCAACGCCCACCTTCTCCGTCTCAAGGCAAAGGGGTATTCCCGGACGGTCGTGAACTCCGTCCGCTCGCTCTATCGCATGATCTTTGATTATGCGATCCGTGAGGGGCTCGTGCAGTATAATCCCGTCTCCGCTGTGAAGCTCCCGCGCGGCCTCCCGCACGGGAAGCGGAGCGCGCCGGACGACGCCGCCATGAAAACGATCCTCCGTTCCTCCGGCGACGGGTTTGATCTGTTCCCGGCGCTGCTGCTCTGCACCGGCCTCCGTAAGTCCGAGGCGCTGGCGCTGCTCTGGTCGGATGTAGATTTTAAGCGTATGGAGATCTCCGTCACCAAAGCGCTTACCTATCCGTCCGGCAGCAAGGCGTCCGTCAAGCCGCCGAAGACGGAAGCCGGAAACCGCGTCGTCCCGATCCCTCTCGCTCTGCTCGACCGGCTGAAGGAAGCGAAGCTCGCGTCCCGCTCGCCGCTGCTGTTCCCCGCACCGCCCAGCAACCGCAGCGGGGAAGGGGGAGGGTATATGTCTCTCCGTCAGTTCGAGGGAGCCTGGCAGCGCTGGTGCGCCTCTGCCGGTCTCGTCGATATAGACGGAAAGCCCACAATCACGGCGCACCAGCTGCGCCACGGCACGGCCACGCTGATGTTTGAAGCAGACGTTGACGAGAAGACCGCGCAGCAGATCCTCGGCCATTCCCGCGTGGAGATCACGCGTGAAATTTATACCGACTTGCGTGATGCAAAACGAAAAAAGAGCATCGCCGCTCTGGACGATGCTCTGAACAAAATGATGGCATAATTGATGGCAGAATCTGCCGAACGTTGAAAAATAAGGACTTTTAACAGCCTGTAAATCTGCTGGCAATGCCTACGGTGGTTCGAATCCACCCGCCCCCACCAAAACCCGAAAACCTTTGAAATTCAATGGTTTTCGGGTTTTTCTATGTCCTTTTTCGCCGCTTTTTTCAGCGTCTCAAATAGGGAAAAATGGGCACTTTTTGGCACGATTTGATGGCAAATTTGATGGCAAATTCCGGCCTTGCTCAGCCCTCAAAAAAATTTTTTTAAATTTTTTTGAGCGGCATAAAAGCAGGGCGGGGGGATACCCCAAGCTAATTCGCTATAACACAAAAACAGGACAGGGAATGACCCCTGTCCTGTTTTCGTTTCTTACTTCACACTCGGCAGCTTCCCGTACTTGAGGAAGTAATCGATCGGGCTTCCTTCCTCGACATACACCGTCCGGTTCCCCGCCTTGATCGCCCTTTTCTTGGCCTGGGTTACAGCCGTTTGGATGTCCGTCCCGCTCGACTTCTGTGTGAAGTCCGCGATCACGCTTCCGCTCGCTTTTGCGGTCTTTGTTCCGCCGGGCTTCGCGGAAGCCTCCGGGATGATGATCTTTCCGGCCTTCGGCGCGGGCGCCTTGAGCGTCGTCCGCTTCCCGCTGCGTCCTCCCGATCCGCCGCTTCCGCCGTTCCATTTCTGATACCGTGCGCTCTTCTCGGTGTACCCGGCGGCAACGTAAAGAGCGTCCTTCTGCCCGGCGGGAATGTTGAGCGAGTTGATGTACTCCACGACCTTTGCTTTCTTTGAGCCGGAAATGCTCTTGCCGTTCTCGTCCTTGTCGGCGTGCATCTCCTTCGTGGCGAAGTAGTAGTCGTAGTAGGTCTCGTAGGAAACGCCCTTTGCATACGCTGTGCGGGCCTTGTCGTACACGTCCGCGTTGTAGGTGCGCAGCGCATATTCTGCGCCGAACACCTCGCGGTTGGCCTCGCGGTATACGATGGCGTCCATGCGGCTTTCCGCCTGGTCCTCGGTGATCTCGTACATCTCGGCATACTCCGCGATGGCCGCGTCGTTGTCGGTCGAGAGCTCCGGGTGCGCCTTGAGGTATTTGTCCACCGCCTCGCGGTACGGCTCGGCCTGCGCGATGATCTCCTTCTGCCGTTCGATGAGCTGTGACTTCAGCGCCCGGACGAGCCGGTTCTTCTCGGCCTTGGTGAGCTCCTCGTCGTTCTGGATCTCGCGGATCTGTGCGTAGTAGTCGTTCACCTCGTCCCCGGCATGGGAAACGTACTTTCTCGTGATTCCCGCGCCTACGTCGCCGTCGTTCGCGTCGTACTTGAGATCGTCCAGAAGATCGTAGTACTCGCCGGTGGTTTTGTTGGTGCTCGTGCTGTCAAGCATGAACGCCTGCTTGAGCGGCGCCAGCGCCGGAGAGCTCGCCGTTGCTGATGGTGTGAGCCACGGCAGAAGAAGGTCTCCGATCACGCCAGAGTATTGATCCAGCAGATAGTTGACTTTCTTCGGCGACACCTTGAACAGCTTTCCGATAGCCTTGGAGAGTTCATCCGTTTTCTCGTCGTACCGATCCTCTGGCCGGTAGTTTTGTAGGCGGTCGCTCTCGATGTTTCCGCCGTACCACGTTGTGCCGGGGTTATCTGGGTTTGTGAGTTTTGTCTGTGTCCACGCGGTAGCGATATTCTGGTTGAAAATATCGGTCGGCGCAACGTTGCTTTTGACGACCTCGATCACGTCGGAGAGCTTCGGGTCGTTCCCCTTTGCCTTTTCCTGTGCATACGTCGCCCCTGCGGAGAACACCGCTAGCGCGCGGCCTCTCGGGATTTTCAGCCAATATCCATCCCCGAGTTTGAAGAGATAATAGTTTGATTTCGTCTGGTCAGGAATGTCGTCCCACTCGTCATCGTCGCGGTAGAGCAGCCCGTTGAGCAGCTCCGGCAAAATGCCGAGCGCCGCCGCCTTAATTGCGAGGGACGCCCACGCCTTAAACCCCTTCCGGTCGGTGATGTTTCGGACGAACTTGTCCGCGCCCTGCACAGAGGGATTAAGAAACGGCACAAGATACCTGTTCAGCATCTTTGTCACCGTGCCGCCGCGGGCGAAGTTCGTCGTGATGTCCGCTGCGCCCAGCATTGCCTCCATGAGGTCGTTCTGCGTGAACTCCCCGTCCCTGCTCCCGCCGCCGTTGGCAAGGATCGTCATGAACTCCGCGAGACGCGGAGCAGCTTCGATAGCCTGTCCCAGCGTTTCATACTTCGCCGCGAGCTTTCCGGCAGCACTCTTCGGTTCTTTCACCATGCCGGTCGTGTAGTCAAGCATGGAGGCGTAGGAGCCGCCCAACGCCTTGTACTGCTGCCAGATTTCACCGTTCGTCACGATCTGCTTCCACGCCGATGGAAACATTTTCGCCCACGTGGCCGAATCCGTAGAGTAGAATGCTGCGTCCTGAGCGTCTCGCACGAGGTTTCTGACCATAAAGATGGGGTTATATCCTGTGCATAGCGCCTTGAACAGGTCGTTGCCTTTCTTCAGCATCTTTGCCACATCGGAATTGGCGTATTTGTCCGGCTGGAATGCGTTCATGGCCTGTGCCAGCCCCTCGTCCATCGTGATGTCGTAGGCTTTGCCGTTCTCCTTCACGGAGAAGATGTTCTCGAATACCGGCTTGTAGTCCTCGTCGCTCTCAATGGCGGCCTCTGTCGGCGTGTATTCGCTCTCGGCAACGTCCCAGATGTACTTCTCCGTGGCTTTTTTGTTCCCGTCGTGCTCGCGCACCAGCGCAAGGCCGAACTGGTTGAGTCCGGCGTTCCGCATCGTGGATACTGTCTTTCTGGAAAGTGCCGTGTGCAGCGGCAGAAGCACGCCGTCGCTGCCGACAGCCCGCCCGATGGCGTTGGAGACGACGATGCCGCCGTTCCGCCGGGCGCTTCGGGCTTTCCTGCTGTTCGTCCCTTCCTCGCGGAATGTGGGAATGTAGTGCGGATACCGCTTTTTCAGCGCGTCGGCAAACTCCCGCGTGATGAGTCCCGCCTCCACACGGTAGCGGATGAGATCATCCGAATACTTGTAAACCTCCTTTGCCCACTCCTTGAACTCCGGGTTCTTCGCCGCAAGGAGCTGCGCCGCCGTCTGTGAATCGTCTGCCGTCACGTCGTACCCGAATATCGGCTTCAGACCCTGTTTTTCCACAATGGCGCGCTGCCGTTCCAGCTCCAACGCGTAGGCCGCGCCCTCTGCTACGGACGTAAGGCTCGGCGTCTCGCCGTTGTGTGCAGCAAGGAATATCTCATGCGCCGCCTGGCGTACAACCGGTGAATCGCTGTCGCTGTTTGCGATCCGGCGCAGCTCCTCTTTGGAAAGCTCCTTGAGCTGTGGGTATTCCTCCTTCACCCAACGGAGGTTGTCCTTGATCCGTTCCAGCTCGGCGCTGTTGTCGTACTTCATGCGGTCCACGTTGTGCATATGCAGAAGATAAAGCTGGAAATCCCGGTACTTTGCCGCGTCCTTTCGTATCGGCGCGAGCGTGTCTGCGAGGCTCGCGCCGATCTTATGCCCGCTGATGTCGGTGCGTGCGCCTCCCTTGGCGATCCAGTTTCCCGCCCGCTGGGAGTAGGCCCCGGCGTTGAAGTAGTAGCCCTCCAGACTCTTGCTCTTCGTGGCCTTGGCGATCCGGCGCACCGTGTCCCCGGCATTGACGAACATGCGCATGGCCCCGCTCGTGATCTTCTCAAATTCCTCGCGGTAGTTCCGCTCGGCCTTCAATACCTCGTCCGTAACCTTTTCCGTCGTGGCGTCGATCGTCGCCTCAGCCTCCGCGGCCTTGGCGGTTTTCGCGGAATCTTCCGCAGTATCCAGCTGTTCTGGATTTCCGAATAGCTCGGCGATCCTCGCATCCTCGTTTGCGGTTTTCTCGGCCTCAAACTTCTTGGCGCGCTCGTAGTTCTCCTCGGAGAAGTTCTTGTTGGCCATCGTGTCCACTTCTTCCGCCGCATCCCGCGCCGCAGTCTCCTTCAGCGCCCGTGTGAACGAGTCGATCTTGTGGCCGTCGCGGAAGATCGTGGCCTCGTAGTATCCGCCGATCGGCGTTTGCTTCACTTCTACCTTGAAAGTGGAATCCTTTGGCGTCCCCTTGAGAAATCCGGTCATCTGCACCTTTACTTTGGATTTGCCCTTGCCCATAAGCTCGCGGTAGACCTCGCCGGAGCTTTTGTTCGGGACGAACCGCTGTCCCGCTCCGAGATTTTCCCGTGCCCGGATCCTCTCCGTTTCCCGTCGGCCAGCCTCTCGCATTTTGCGCAGGCGCTCCCGCCGGGCGTCCTCTTCGCTCAGTTCGGTTTTCCGGTTTTCCACCTCCACGCTCGCCCTGCCAGAAGATTTTTCTTGACTATTCCCGGCGGCAGAGCGTATACTGGCATCAGAAGAGAATTCTGACCCCCCGTTACCTCTGCCCCCGGCGGAGCGATCGGCCTTTGTAGTGTCAGGATTCTCTTTCTTTACGTTAAAGCGGAATCCTTCTGCATCTACAATTTCGTTGAGGTAGTATTTTCTTACTGCCCGGCCGTTTTCTGTCCTGGTTACTTCGTTGACAACCGCCGCAACATACGCCGTTTTCCCCATCATGTTCACAGGCGCGGCAAAAATATAAGACGGCGTTCCTCTGTGATCGTTGGTATACGAAATCTGTTTTCCGTACCGGATAACATCCGGGATCGCCGCAACTGCCATTATCTTTGCTCTTGTCGGGTGATGGTCTTTTGTGCTGGACGCTTTCGCTCCGTAATCGTCCAGCGCGACTTCTCCGTAACCTTCGCGTTCCACACGGTTCCCGATCCCGTCAAAGAACTCTCTGATCTGCTGGCTCGCGGTTTTGCTTCTCTCGTTCAACTCGGTACCGTCCAGATTTGCCACAGGGGTCATCTTCGCCAGCTCCGATATACTGTTTGCGAGCTTGTATATATTCCCGCGCGGGTCGCCAATTTTCCCATCCGCCAGCCTCTGCACGGTGTAGGTTCCGTCTTTCCCACGCAGTACTTCGTACGTTCCGTCCTCGCCTTCGATAGAGAAGCTCGTCGCATTTCCATCCGCAAACACGGTATCCGCGTCGCCCAGATTGGGCGGCGTATTTTTTCGCTCTTCGGCGGTCATCCGGCGTCGGGAGGCGGTGTCTCTGGCCTCGATCTCCCCGGCGGTGTTGCGGTAAAACTCGTTCACAGCCTCGCCCGCGTCGCCGAGAATGCGGTCGTACCGGCTCAGCTTCCCGAACCACTCCTTGCTGTAAAGTTCCTTGTAGAGCTCGTCCGAGCGCTTCTCCAGCGCGTCCATGCGGCTTTCATCGTAGAGTGTGGAGCCGTCGAGCATTCGCCCCATTTCCTGATCAACGCTGCGGTACTCATTGTAGATAGCCTGCTCGTCAGCGCTCAGTCCGTTGAGAAGCCGTGCCCGGTTGTCCCGGTATTTTTCCGCCGCTTTGTCGTAGGTTTCCCCGCGGTTCCAGTATCCAGGGTTCGTCCCGCTCGCGAACCCTTCCGCCGCCTGCACCCGGTGCTGCACTTCGTGCATGAGCACATCCAAAGCCTCGCTCGCGTCGTACTTGAGCTTCGCGTCGATGGTGACCGTGTTCGTTTCGCGGTTGTAGCTGCCCGCCGCACCGCCCGGCATGTCAGCAAACTTCACCTTGGTCTCCGCGATTTCAGGGTACGCCTCAAAGAGGGCGTTGTGCTGCATGATGTCCCGCAGCGTCGCGTCCCCCGTATCGATGCGGCGCGCCAGTTCTCTTTTCGTGCCGCTGTGCTTCTTGTCCAGTCCCAGCAGCTCGGCGTGTTCCGCCTCCGTCAGATTCTCCGTGAGCATGCGGTTCATCAGCTGCGTATACCGCTCATAGTCCGCATTGTCGGCGCGGTACTGCGCCTCGCCTCCCCGGCTGAAGGTGGCGCCGCTGTCGTCGATCTCAAACCGCCATTGCCCGTCCATGCCGCGGTACCAGCCCGTTTCCTGCCGGATGGCCTCGTTGTCCGCCCCGCTCTTTTCCAGCGCTTCTGCGCGGCGGAGCGTGGAGCTGTCGGCCGTTCTGGCTCGGATGCCCGCCACGCTCGCCCGGCCGGAAGATTTTTCTTGACTATTTCCCTCCGTCTGGCGTATAGTAGCCGTAGAAGAAGACTTTCCCCTACGAGCGCCGGCTTCGGTAACGGAATCGGAAGAGCCATTAAAACTGGGAGGGCTTCTTCTTTCTATTTGCCCGACATTATATACGACAACTCCGTTTGTACCGTCAGCGGTAGAGATCGTCACCTGATAATACTTCCCGTCGAAGTCAGAGAACCACGCACGCCGGTAGTACCATCCGTTTTTTGCAAGGTCGCCATGTATTGGTGTCCCCGTTCTTCCGATCTCATCCGGTTTGGCTCTGTCAGATGTTTTTTCAGATATCTTCGCCAGTTCATCAATGTGTGCTTCTGCGTTCAACTTGGTTTCATATTCTGCATCTGTAAGTGGGCGAAGCCTCCCGTTCGCATCGCGCACATAGTTCCGGAAGCTCGCCTTTCCGGCGGTGTCCTTCGTGATCTTCAGTACGTCCCCGGAATCCGTCGTGAGTATCACGTCCTCGCCGTTGCGGATCTTCCGGTTGATGTATCCTTGGATCTGGTCAGCCCAGCTCGCCGGGTCGTTCCCGAAGATCACCTGCCGGTCGGCCTGCACATATTTCTTTCCGTCCGGAAGCGTTACGATGCTTGCCCGGTTTTCCGGCGGCCCCGTCGTCTCCCGCTGCGCCTCTGTCCTCTGGGCAGGGGCGTTTCTTTCTGTCTCGGCGCGTACGGCCTTTTGCACCGGCGCTTCGCCGGAGAAGTAATTCAGTCCCGCGTAGGCGTCCGCCGCGATCTCCTCCGTGAGCAGCCGCTCGATCTCCTCAACGCTCATCGTCTCAAAGTCGTAGATGCTCGCGTAGGCGTCCCGGTAGGCCTCGTACATGCCGTCGTATTCCCCGGCGGTCATGCTCGCGCGGATCACCGCGTCCGTCGCGCGTATAACGTCCTCGGAGGCGTAGTTGTGGAACATCTCGTGCTGCACCAGCGTTTCGGGGCTGATGATGTTTCCTCTGCTGTCCGTGGCGTCCACGCGGAAGTACACCTTCCCGCTCTCCGTGTAGGCATTCGCGTAGCCGTTTGATATCTGGATAGCTCCGCGTACCGCTACCGGCTCAAGCCCGGTCTCCCACACCGCGTCGTAAGCGCTCTTCGCCTCGCCGCCGAGCCTCTGCGCGTCCACGATGGTCACGGCCTCCGTGCCGCCGTTTCGGATGCCGAGCTGCGCCGCCGTTACTTGCCGTAGATCCGCTTGCGCGTTTTCTCCCACGCCTCCCGGAATTTCCGCTCGGCCTCCGGTGAGAGCTTGCGTTCCTCCTTCTGCGGCAGCTTGTCCGCCGGTGCGGAGATCATAAGCCCCGTTTTCTCGTCCCTGATAAGTGCTCTGTCCATTTCCGAATTCTCCTTCCGTATTTTGGCTCCCTTGTGTAAAGGGAGCTGTCTGCGTAGCAGACTGAGGGATTGTCGTCTCTGTTGCAAGGTTCACGGAGGCATTCGCCGTCTGCACTCTCTGAGCGCCCACAGGCGCGTTTTGCGTCCCGGCAGTATAAGTACCCTCCTGCGTGTTGGAAAGCCGCGTCTGCGCTCCTACGTCCCCGCGCAGCGCTCTTTGCATCTCGCGGATCATCTGCATGTGGTCGCGCGCTTCCTGCGCCGCAGTCTGCTGCTGTTCCTCCAGCGCTGTTAGCTCCGTTCCGGCGTCGAGGATCTTCTCGCGGGTCTCGCTGTTGAAAAGTCCTTTTTCCTTCATGGAGGCACGCGCCTCTTCAAGCTTCGCGTTGACGGTCTCGTTGGCGTAGTTCTGGTTCTGCGCCCGGAACTGCCCCTGCACAGCGCCGCCCAGCCCGGCGAGAATGCCGCCGGAGATCGCGCCGCCGAGATAGCTTTCCCACAGCCCCTGGATCGTCACGTCATCCACCCAGTTCTCGCCGAGCGTCTTTCCGTTGTAGATGCTCTTGGCAAACGGGGATACAAGATCCGACGCCACTTCTTCCAGACCCTCGCCGTTCATCTGTCCGAGCAGCGTCAGCACGGTACGCAGAGACTTGTTGCTCGTGAGCGTTCCGATGAGCGCCTTGGTAAACTGCTCCTTCGGGAGATACTTTCCGGCGGCCTTGATCGTCACCTTGTTTGCCATATCCCCGGCAGCTTCTGTCGCCGCCTCGATCGAGCCGATCACCGTTCCGTAGGTCAAAGCCTCGCCCCAGCCCGCGCCGTCCGCGAGCGCTTCCTCGATCGCCGCGCCGGACGCCTGATTGAAGAAGAGGAGGCTCTGGAAAGCCTCGCCGCCCTTGTCGCCCAAAAGGGCCGTGCCGATGAGGCGCCCGGCCATTGGGAGCGCCTGGTTGCCCACGCTTCCGGCAATGCTCATGGCCTGCTGCCACTTGGGGCCGAGGTCGGCGTATCTCTGGTCTACTCTCTCCTGATACGTGTTGTCGCGCTGGAAGGTGGTTTTCACGCCCTCTTTGTCGAGGCGTTCGTAGCCTTTTTCCGCCGCGCGCTGCATGGCTCGTGCGCTGTCGTTTTTGAGATCCGCAACGCCCATGTATTCGTCGAGATCCTTCTGCTCCTGCGTGCGCGTGTCCTCCGGGATCTCCACGCCGGTTTTCCGTCCCGTGGTCTGTTCCCACATGGCTTTGTAGTAGGCGTCGTCCGCCGCGTTGAGAGGTGCTGCCGCCTGCGCTCGGTAGCCCATCTCGTTCATGCCGGTGCGCAGTCCTTCCTTTGCGCCGGCCGCAGCCTTTTCAAAGATGCCCGCGATGCCGTGGAAGAAGTTGTTGTTCGTCCCGCTCTGCTTCGCATTTTCCGCCGCCTGTGCATAGAGATTCTGTGTCCCGTTCTGCTTGATCTGCGCCGCCGCATCCGCATAGGGCGTCTGCATGGTGCTCTGCCCCTGCGACGCTTTCAGAGCTTCCGTATACAGGTTCAGCGGGTTGGTGCGCGACGGTTTCCCGGCCTTCGCGAAGTACGCGTCCATATTGCTCGCCGGTTTATCTCCGGATGCCGATACAGAGGAAGCCTTCTGGCTTCCTCTGTTTACCTTTGCAAAATATTCGTCGAGTGAACTCATTTTTTATTCCCTCCGGGCCATGTTTTATAGCCTTCGCTCGTCGGCGTTTTGCCAAACGCTTTGGCTGTTGCTGCATAGTCGGTGTAGTGGATCGCGTTCTGGAACTGCTCTTCGGTGATATCTCCGGCTCTGTACCGCTCCGCCAGATCGTTCCAAATCGTCACCCGGTCTTTCCCGCCGTCCAGATCGCCGAGAATCGCATCCTGCAATCCTTCCGTGGTGACGGTGATCCCGCCGCTTCCCGAACCGCCGTAGGAGCTGTACCGCGGTGCGGAAACATACCCGAGCGCCTGCGCCATCGCGGGGTTGGCGGCGATCCACGCCTTCTTCATCGCGTCCACCTGGCTCTGCGAGTACCCGAGCTCGAGATAGCCGGAGAAGTCGCCGTACTGCGCCATGTTCTGCGCTCTCGTCGCGGCGTCCTGCTGCTGCTGAAGCAGGAGATTCACCATGTTCGCGTAGAGATTCTGCTGCGCCTCGGCGTTTGCCTGGTCTCTCGCGGCGTTGGCCTGATACTCGGCGTCCGCGCCCTGCTGCCGCAGCTGGGCAATGGCGGCAATGCGCGCGGCCTCGTTCTCGTTCAGCCGTTCTCCATAGGCCGTGTCCAGTCCCAGCCGGGCGGATTCGCTCATGCCGCCGCTGTAGCCTCGTGCGGCCATCTCCTGCGGCAGAACGCGGAGTGATTCCATGTAGTCCCGGTAGAGCTGTTTGTTGAGACTGCCGTACTGGTCGCCCAGCTCGCCGATGCCCTGCTCCACCTGCGCAAGAGCCCGCTCTGCCGCAGCCTTTGCCGCGTCGTTGTTGGCCTTTACGGCGTCGTCGTACATCTTCTGGTACTGGTCTCGGAGATCGTCCAGATATGACTTCTGCGGCTCCGTCGTGGTCTCAGAGGGCGTTGTCGTTCCTTTCTGCGCGTTGCCGTTCGAGTCGATGTACGTTACACGGCTTCCGCCGCTTCCGCCGGAAGACCCCGAGCTCCCGCTCGGCGTAGTCGTTCCGCTCGGCTTCGGTATCCCTCCCGCTCCCGCGAGACTCCCGTAAAGCGATCCGAGCGCCGCGTCTCTCGCCGCCGTCCCGGCGTTGTTCGAAGAGCCGGAGCCCCGGTCGGGATCGATCGTCCCCTGCAGGGAAGAGCTGTTCGCGTTCCCGCTCTTTGCGGCAGCCGCAGCGGCGGCGTATTGGTTCTCCCGTTCCTGCTGTCTTCTCGCCGCATCGGCGTACAGCGTCCCGGACGCCTGTCCGCCCAGCGCTGCGTCAACCTTCTGCTTTGCCATTCTTCTTTCCTCCCTGATAGCGGATGCACTTCGGGTTGCGGCACTCCCACTCCGCTGCGTTCTTCTTTGTCATCTCAATGCCGCACTTCGGGCACTTCATACCGGCGCACCTCCCAGCAGCGGGAGCGTCTGCACCCCCGGTATACCCGTGGCTCCCTCCCCGAGGGAGTTGCCGGCGCTGCCGAATGAGGAAGTCGGGATCGTCGTCTCAAACCGCCGCTGCCATTCGTCGATGATATCCTGCTTGCCCGGCAGGTTGATAAGATCGAGCTGCGCGGCAAAGAGCTTCCAGTTCTCCGCCGTGATCTGGCTCTGCGTGAGCGCCTGCAGCGTCTGCAGGGTCTGCGCCTTGCCGTGGGCTACGCTGTCTCCCGCCGTGATCGTCACGTCCACGCGCGGGAAGTACTGCCACTCTTCGCGCACAATGTTTCCGGCCGGATCCAGCACCGCCGGCATCGTCGCCGTGAAAGCGTCCGCGTTGAACTCCAGCGTCTGCGCCGCGCGGTCCTTCGTCTCGTCCGCGCCGATGTACAATAAGCGGTCGTCGTCGAAGAACTCCAGCGCCAGCCAGTCGAGCAATTCATAGAGCCGTTCAAACCCGGCGTTTCGGTCGGCGCCCTTGATGTCCGCCTGGCTCTGCGCGTCCTGCCGCATCATGGCAAGGCCGGTCGCCGTTGTGACGCGGCTCGCTTCCTTGCCGGTGTTGGTGTCGTAGTTGCGGGAAGCCCGCTCGATCTGCTGCTTGAAGAAGTCCACGCCCATGGAGCCGTTCGCGATGCTCTGCAATCCGCCGAGCCGCTGCACTCCGCCCATGCGCCCCTGCTTGAGATGTACCACCGCGCCCGGCTCGTTGGTAAATTCCTCGCCGTCGGCAAGCGCGCTGTCCTCTACGAGCAAAATGTCATTGGCAAGGAACGTGTCGTTCAGGATGTTCATGGCAAGCTTCCGGTCGGCGGCATCCACAAGGTCGAGGATCGGGGAAAGCTCGCTTCGGTTCCAGAAGCGGTTTTCATCCTGAATGCGCCAGTAGTGCACGAACGGGAAGAGCTGGTTCTGCTTGCAGGTCCTCTTCCAGTAGTTCGGGATGTATTTCAGTTCCCGTCCTCCCGCGAGGATCGAGCACGCCACCGCCCCGGCGGGGATCGTCTCGCCGTTCTCCTTCGTTTCCACCGGCTGGCGGAACCAATGCTCGAGCACCTGCACGGTGTCGTCCAGATCGTTCACCGCCGTCGTGAGATCGAAGATCCCCGTGCGCGAGACGTAGTCCGCGCTGAGAATGTCGTCCGCCGTGAGCCCCAGCTTCTCCAGTTCGCGCCGGAACACCTGGCAGAACTTCACCTTGTGCATCGTGTAGACGTAGTCTACGAACTGCCCGTCCTGCAAACGCCCGTCCCGGATGGCCGGGTCAGGGAAGATCGCCTCCGTGGGGATATCCTTTATGCGGATATCCCCCTCGTTCACGCCGCAGCGCATGTCCTTGTCCCAGTACGCTTTCCAGAAGGCGTCCCCGAGCTTCAGGAGGCGGCGCTCGTTGCGCGTGTTCATATCGGCAAGGCGGTTGTTCTCGGTGATGTACCGCACAGCAAACTCGCGCTGCTTTGCCTTCTGGCTGTCAAGGTCGTCGTCCCGTCCCCGGAACTCCGGCTCCGGCACCGTCGGGTCGATCTGGCTTTCCACAAGGATGTACGGATCCGGCATGTTCGCCGGGATCCACGGCACATCGTTCGACCGGCAGTAGTCGATCATCTCCTTCGAGGCGTCGTGGATGCCGTTGTAGTAGTCGTTGCACTTTTCCCACTCGATCTCCACGGCGGTTCGGGCGTTTTTGGCTCTCCGGAACAGGGCGTCCGCCGTCTCCTCGCGTAGCTCCGGCGTGGAGTAGTCGTAGCCTACGATCAACCGCTCGTCGCTTTTCTTGTTTTTCCGCATCACGTCAGCCTCTCAGAATCTCATTCACGCGCTTCTGCACGGCATCGTAATTGTCGCCGAGAAGAGCGCGGCGGGTAGAGCCGTTGCCGTATTTTCCGCGGATCACGTCCCGCGCCATGGCGTCGATCTCCGCCGCCGTCGGCGCTTTCTTCTCCGGCTCCGTGGGCGTCTCTGCGGGCGTTTCCGGCTTGTCCGTATTGCCGAGCAGCGCCGTCACCTTGGCGAGCACCGCCGCCGCGTCAAGGCCGCTGTCGTTGATCTCCGTCGCGAGCTTCCGGGCGAGATCGTCAATGCTTGTGTTTTCCATGGGTTCATCCTCCGTTGCTTTGCTTGCGTAATTGGGAATACCGAAACCGCGAATGTACCGCCCGTTGACATTGAGCACGCGCGTGCCGACCTTGTTGGACACGTTGCCCTCAATGACGCGGATGGTCTTGCCGTCGCAGGAGGTGACGATGCCGACATGATCCGGCGTGCCGGTGTTGTCGGTGGCGGCATAATTCGTGCCGTCCTGCCAGTCGTAGAAGATAACGTCGCCCGCCGACGGGACATAGGCGTCATTCTCCACCCACCGCCCGAGCTGCTTGTAGAGCAGAATCATCTGGTGGCAGGACATCTCCGTCGGCATGATATCGCGGTAGCCGAGCTTGAGGGCTACGGCGCTCACAAACACCGCGCACCATGCCCAGCCCTCCTGCATCTGCGTGCCGCGCGGAAGAGGACGCTGCGCGTTGTAGATTTTGATGATCTCCTTGTGCTGCGTGCTGCCGGTCTTAGCGCCGAGCCACGCTTCTGCGGCGGTAACGACCTGTGCTCTGATCTGTTTTTCTGTCATTTTTACGATCCTCCTTATTCGAAATAAACGGCGAAAATTGTATGGGCACATTTCCCTGTGCCGCTATAATTGCTGTACGTGTTAAACGCGGAAAAGAAATAGAGGCTTTGCCCCGCCAAACTGCCCAATGACACAACGAGTTCATTCACGCCACTACTGTTGCCATACCCGAACGCCGCAGATGATGACGCCGTACTGCCCACAGCAGCGGTTTGCGCACCAAATCTGGTAGTAATGACGCTGGTAGACGAGCCGTCATCTCTGTAGATAACGTGCATCGTTGTTTTCCCCGTTGTCTTGTATGCCGTCGTTGTCTTTGTCATTGTGTATTGCGAATAGTCTTGCGTTCTGGTGTAGGTCGACGACACGGCGGTTGTGTATCTTGTAAATGTTCCGTAGCTGGCCTTTACGATATCGGAAACGACTGCAAGCCCGTACCAGAAAACCGCACCGTCGGGATACAGGTTAATGGTCGCGGCGTCCTTGCCGACGACAGTCGTCTTGGTGTATATCGTTCTCGTTGACCCGTTAACAGATAGCGTATTCGTGAAAGTGTAAGTTCCGCGCTTCAGCTGTACCGAAGCAGTCGTTGCGGACGTTGCAAGAGTAGCGCTGCCCGATTGAGGACCAGACCAGGCAATCGTGCTGCCGGGCGCGGCCTTGAATGTAACGACCGTGGTGCCGCCTCCGCCGCCACCGGCGTTTGTTCTTCCGATCATGCTCTCACCTCCACATAATAATTGTCGGAATGGTCACGGCGGCGGACGGCTTCTCGCTTGCGTAAAGCATAATTCCGCCGCCTGTACTCTGGGCTACGGGGGCGAAGATGCCGCTCGCAGCATCAGCAGCGTTGAACACCACCTCTGGAATCATGTCCCCTGTAACAGCACTCGAAAGAGATACCAATGCCCGGTACGGAAAGTCGGTGTAGGTTGAATCAGAAACGAACTGTGATGCAGCAACACTTGTATTTGTGAATGATAATTTTACTGCATCTGATGCTAAATTTTCCGCTTTAACTGCCCCTGCTGTAGCAGGAATCGTGTTGTCAACCGTTGTTGTAGTACCATCGTTTTTAAGAAGCCATTTTCCGAGATGTCCTGCGTACAAGCCGACCGTGCCGTTATATGCCTCCAATGCGCATCTCGTATCGTTCGTACTGTTACGAATCGATATGTAAGCATCATCAGCTTTTAAGATAGTGACTATTCCAGTCAACGTCCCTCCAGCAAGTGGAAGAAACAAGCTTTTGAGTTTGGCCACAATGTTCGACCACAGCGTCCGTTTGTTGGCAGACGCAGACGCATCGTAGAACGGGAAAGAATCTTCATCGGCAAGCGCAGTTTCAGCGTCGAGATTCTGTGTCGGTGACTGCTTGGCGGCAATTTTCGCCGAAAGCGTCGTGCCGTCGTCTTGGCTCATCGGGATATCCCCGCCGGTGAGCGCCACGTTCCCGGCGTCATCTGGCGTCTTGCTGTTGACGGCGGACACAACGCCGTCGCTGACCGTAGCCACCACCACGCCGTCAACCTTGATGGTCGTGACCTTGCCGGTTTTCTCCGCCGTGATGACCGGCGTGTGTCCGTCGGCTCCGGGCGCTCCTGATTCGCCGGGATCGCCCTGTTCCCCCTGCGGCCCCCGGTCTCCCTTGTCGCCCTTTGCGCCGGTGTCGCCCTTGGGGCCTTTCAGCGCAGCAAGCTGCTCTTCCGTGAAGTCGGCGTAGGTGAAAGCATCGCCCTTCTCGCCTCGCTCGCCCTGCGCTCCGGTGTCTCCCTTGGGTCCCGGTTCGCCTTGTTCGCCCTGCAGCCCCTGAAGATAAACGATCTCCGGCACGGTGACTTTTCCGCCGATCGACACCTCCGGGGTAATGCTGCCGGTCAGCGATACTTCCGGTGTGATGTCCGCCATCATGTCACCTCCTTCAAAATCTCAAACGTCGTCGGCGGAATGACGGTGTAAACATCGCCGTCTGCCGTCGTGAGCTGTACGTCGTACAGGTATTTCCCGAAAGACAGCTCCTGCGTTTTCTCCGGCGTGATGTGTATCGCCGCGCCGCCCGGTACGGTGATCTGCACGGCAGGCTCGTTGTCGTACACCGTTTTCTTCACCGTGAACGTCACCGTATCCTCGGCGGAGAGAGGATAGTCCTTTCCCGTGACTTCGTTCACCACGGTTCCAAGGAGCAGCCGCGCCGTGTCACCGCGCGTCAGGTGGATCGTGTTGTCTTTATCTACCGTGAGCATTACTTCCACACTCCTCCTGTCTTGAATTTTACAATGCACTCTTTCCACGCTCCGTTGACCTTCACATATACCGCGCTGGCCTTTTTCCACGTGCCATTGACCTTGATGTAGGCCTCTGCGCCCGCTGCAGGAACGGCAATGGTCAACGAGCTATAAGTGTCCGTATACCCGGAATAGCTTCTGGCGGTTTGAAGATACGTCGAAACGGAGTATGAATAGGTCTTCGCAGAGGCGTCGTCGTAGGTGTAGGTCTTTGTGGCAGTTGTCAGGCTGTTGTCCTGCGAAATAAACGTTACGCCGCCGATGTCTACGCCGTAGCGATAGGCATGGAGGGGGTACGGGTCAGAACCAAGGGTAACCGTGATGGTGATGGTCACCTTGCTTCCGCTGCGCACATATGACGCGCTAACCGTACCGCTGATCTGCGCATAACCGCCCGTGTCCCGGTGGAAAGCAGAAATTGATACTGGATTCGCCATATCCCCTCACCTCACGTATACTTGAGATAAATATCCCCGTCCGATCCGCCGGACGGCGCGGCCGTTCCGGCGGTTGTGGTTCGCACCTGATTGGCCGTAAGCCCAAACTTGGTATACGAGATGCCATCCGCAAGCTGCGTCGCCGTGATCGTTCCGTCCGCGATCTTCGCGGCGGTGATCGTCTTGTTGGCGATGAGCGCCGCCGTAATGGCGAGCGCGGCGATCTTCTCTGCGGTAACGGAGCTCCGCCCGAGCTTGTCCGTCGTGACGGCGCCGTCGGCAAGCTGTGTCGCCCCGACGCTCCCTGCCTTCAGATTTGCGCTGTCCAGCGCCGGGAGGCGCGCCGCGTCCAGCGTGCCGGAGGCAATGTCTGCCGCTCCGTGGGTGTGGCTTGCCGCCGCGCCGCCGAGAGCAATGGCCGTCACCTCCGCGGCGAGCTTGGCGAGCGTGATGCTCCCGTCTGCCACGCTGCCCTGCGTGATGTCCTGCATCGCGCCTACGAGCGCCTCAAGCGCCTCCTGCACCGTACCCGCAGAAAGGCCGGACACCGCCGCCACACCGATCTGTCCCGCAGCCGCCGCGTCCGTCAGCTCGTCGATA